CGCTCGTCGACTGCTACGCCGGCAGCGCCTGGCCTGAGCGTTTCGACATGGCGACCCTGGAGACGCGGCGCCGCGAGACCCGGACCATCAACGAATGGGACTCCCAATATCAGCTGCATTCGAAGCCCGTCACGGAGGTCCGCTTGGACCCGGCCCGCATCATCCCGTACGACGCGCAGCCGGTCATGCGCTATGCCAACGATTCCGCCGCCATGTTCCTGGGCTCGACGCAGATTGTCGGCGCCGTGGCTTACTGGGACTGTTCCCTGGGCAAGATCAAGTCCGACGCCTCGGCGTTCTCGCTGATCCTCACCGATGCGCGCGGCCAGCTCTACTGGCATTTGGCCGTGGGCCTGACCGGGGAGATCGCGGAGTTCGACGGCAAGGACCGGATCATCGGGGGCCAGGTGCACCAGATCCGCGAACTGGTGATCAAGCACCAGATCCCTCGCGTGATCATCGAGACCAACGGCCCAGGCGGGTTTGCTCCCACCATCCTCAAGCAGGCGCTCAAGGGAACCGGTTGCGGGGTGGGGGAGGAACACTCCACCACCAACAAGCAGAAACGCATCCTTGACGCCTTTGAATCGCCCCTATCGGCAAGGTTCTTATGGGCTCACGTCGAAGTGTTGAAGGTGATCTGGGACCAGATGCGTGACTTCAATCCAGCACTCACCAATCAGGAGGACGACTACATCGATTCCGGGGCCGGCGGCATCGCTCAAACCCCTGTCCGCATTGGCCGAATAGTCGGGAAACCGACAGAGACCCGTCGTGACAATTGGCGTCCAGATGCGGGCGTTCATGAGGTTCAAGTGGACTATTAAGCCCGCCACCACCCAGGGGGCGTACAAATGGCAGTTCCAGACGGACCAACCGAGAAGCGTTATTCCGCTAACGGTATTACAACGAGCTTCACTATTCCTTTCTTGCTGCTCGCCGCCAGTGATCTCAAGGTGTATCTCAATGATCTTGAGGTCACATCGGGGTTTACCGTTACTGGAATCGGGGCGCCTCAAAGCACCATCACCTTTACATCTGCGCCGTCAGGAATCCTGCTGCTGCAACTCAGCGTGCCATTTCAGCGATTGAACGACTATCAGGAAAATGGAGATTTCCTGGCAAGCACCGTGAATCGCGACTTTGACAGGATCTGGCAAGCCCTCAAGCAGCTATTGCGATATAGCACCAGGGCGCTTTCGCTTGGATTCTTCGATGTGGACGGCAATGGTTTCTATCGAGCCAAGGGCAATGGCATCGTAGATATGGCATCAGCCAATGGCGTAGACACTGCCGCAGCGAACTGGAAGGACGTAAAGGATTTGGTAGCGACGGTTCTGGAGACAGGCCAGGGCCCAATCAATAACGCTGCAAACATTGTCTATGTCGGCCCCGATGGGGTTCCGCACGTTGTCCAGGATATGTCGGGGCCTGGTGGCCTGGGCCTGATCGGATATGACGACACCGGTACTTTTCCATTGAGTAGCGCAGGTTATGCGCTTCAGCTTATGCGCAAAGGCTGTGTGTTCCTTGCTCCAGGCGGAACCGGGGTCGATGACTCACCACGAATTAATGCAGCAGCAGCAGCGGCCGGCGTGGGAGGGACGGTTTTCTTTACCAGGGGTGATTATCTGATCAACTCCAAAGTGACCCAGCTGGATTCGCAAACCTGGAAGTCCCACGGCGGGCAGCGCGCCATCAATCTGATCAAGTCGGCAAACTGCGACATGCTGCAAACATCGAACCTGAGCAAGCTTGAAGCGCTCAACCTTGAGGGTGCAGGTGCTACCTACACAGGCAAAGGCATTATCAGCATCGGTTTCTCAGTAGAGATCACTGGCTGCCGCGTGAACTTGACGAAGGGGAACTCTCTCAGCTTCCCAGGTAATGCTGGCGGGACTAACGTCAAATCATTTGAGGGCAGCACCTTTGATCCAACCACTGTTGCGGCTATCGACCTTGGCGGCGTATCAACTGTTCGCCCCATCTTTTTCCGTGGCATATGGTTGTCCGGCGGCTTTATGGATGTGACGGGTTCCGGTAACGGCTGCACTATGAGTGGGTTTTACATGACTACTCTGGTGCACGGTGCTGGTGCTGGCCTGATGCACTTTGCAAATGGTCGGTTCGGAAACACTTCTCCCCTCATCGTAGGTGGGGCAGGGTCTACTTTCACGGGAATTTCCTTTGCTGGAGCTGTCGCTATCACAGCTGGGGTAGGTCACCGCTTTGCCGGTTGCGATGGAGAAATCACAGAAGACGCAGCGAGCAATTCCAACAGTTTCGATGCTCGCGGGACGATCTCCAACACGGGCTGGTCGCAGGCGTCAGGCGTAGCGCCATCAATTGGCAACGGCGCCCTAACCATTAACTACGTGCGCACAGGTCGCTCGGTGTCGGTACAGCTTAGGCTTGATTTCGGATCTACCACTACTGCCGGTGACGGTGCAGCTCCATGGACGTTCGCGTTACCTTTTGTAGCCACGCCGAACATTAACGCGGATGGCATGGCCGGCAATGCGTTTGACGTTAGCGCTTCGACCGACTTCACAGTTTTCGGGCAAGTCCCTGGCGGCGGGAGCCTTTTGAATTTTGGTCGAAACGGCGCAGGCGTTCGCGCTGGTGCGCCATTTGTGTGGGCTACAGGCGACAAGCTTGCTTGTTCCTTCACCTATCTGGCTCGTTAAGACATAGCGGCTGTCCGGCTTCGCGCACTGCGCTGGTCGGATGGCTACTTGCCTTATCAGTTACCCGCGCCTACGCTGCTCGCTTTATTTGGTCCGGCTTCTTAGGGAATATTCTGAATGTATGGATTTGTCGCTGGGCTGATCTTGTTTTTATGGTGCGTGATAGTCGCCATTGTGTGCAGGGATAAATGGCACCCGGCAGCTGTATTCCCAGCAACCTGGGCGCTTGGCCTTTGGGGCGTTAGCGTATCGGAGTTTTTAGGTTTCTACCCGATAGAGTCTGGTGCGCTTCTTCTTTATATTGTCGGTGGATTAGTTTTCTCTGTTGTCGGTATTGCAACTTATAATATTTTACGCAAGGCCAATTCTAATTCATTAGCGGCCGGTTATTTCTATAACCCTATTAATGCAAGAAGGATGGTCGTTTTCTTTTGTATTCTTCATGTGGCTATATTGCCAAGCATTTATATTGATCTTACAAGCCTATCTCCAGACCTTATTCAAGCCGCTTATATAGCGAGGCATAGAAGCGTTGAGGGTGACAATGTACTTGGGTGGGCTGCTTCTAATTATCTACAAATCGGAACTATGTTGATCCCTCTCTTTGTAGTTTGCTATCTGAAAAAGTGGTGTTCGGCACCCGCGTTATTGCTCATATCCACACCATGGGCGCTTCTGATTCTGCTAGCTTCTGGGCGCTCTGGACTTCTTCAACTGCTCATAGGTCTGTTTTTCATATGGATAATCGTGCGCGGCAAGCTATCTGCTACGTTCATTATTTTGGTAGGCGGATGCTTTCTTCTTGTCTTGATCGGCGGTGCAATTGCTACGGCAAAAGTTGCTATTGATTCGGACGAAAGCGCGGGAGACTTTATTTACACATTTTTAGAACACTTCGCTGGGTATGCGTTTCAAGGCCCAGTTTTGTTTGCTCGCTATTTTGACGGAGATATTAGCTTAGAGCCTTTGTGGTCACCATTCAGCTCTATATGCCACATGCTTTCATTCGTCAGCCTATGCGCGCCAGACCCCCAGCACCTGGCCTTCAACAGGTACGCACCAGAGCTGGAAGGTAATGTATACAGTATGTACTTTTCGTTATATCCAAAATTTGGAGTTATAGGTGTAATTGGTTTTCTGTCGCTGTACTCAGTAATATCGACTTACGCTTATTTCAAAGCGAAGGCAGGCAATGTTTACTACATGATGCTTGCATCGTTTTTCATGTCGTCTATCGTACTTTCGATTTTCAGTGATCAGATATCCAGCTCATGGTGGTCACTCATCAAGCTGACCGTTCTGATAGCTCTGGTCTTTTTCCTGTTCACGGATCGTAAAAAAATCAGACGCGAACGAGAAAAGGCTGCTTATGGAGCCCATCAAATTACTACCCGTTTACCTTCGCCTTGAACTGGCTGCGCTGCGCCTCCGTCATGCCGTCGCGCAGTGCGTCGAGATAATCCGCATACCACTGCATCATGTGCCGACGCTGGGCCAGATACTTGGCTTTGTTGTACACGCCGCTGATGCCGCCTTCCTTGTGGGCGAGCTGCATCTCGATGTGATCCTTCTCCCATCCGTGTTCCCGCAGTAGCGTGCTTGCAGTGTGGCGGGTGCCGTGACCTACCAACCTTCCTTTATAGCCAACCAGGGCGAACACCTTGTTGATGGTGTTCTCGCTGATAACCGGGTTTGCCTGGCCGTTACCGGGGAACAGGTATCTACTGCGCCCGGTCAGTTCGTGCAGATCCCGCAGCGCGGAGACAGCTTGCGTTGGTAAAGGGATCATGATGTCCCGGTCCATCTTCATCTTGGCTGCCGATACGCTCCACACCGCGGCATCCAGATCAAAGTCGGTCCACCCTGCCCATCTGGTCATGCCTGGGCGCGATGCTGTCCAAAGCGTGAGCATCGCCGCAGTCCTGGCAATCAACCGGCTTGGCGAGCGCTGCATGGCCCGCATGAAGTCGGGCAGCTCGTCTTCCAGCAGGTGCGGGTATTGTTTCGTGGCCGGTGCCTGGGCGGCGATCACCAGCAGCTCAGAGGCTGGGTTGTATTCCATCATGCCCTTGGCTATGGCCTGGCTGAAAATTTCCTTCAACCACCCGCGCGTTTTCTTGGCGACGTTGAACGCCTCGCGCGCCTCGATGCTGGCGAGCAGGTCGGCGCAGTGCCGGCGGGAAATCCCGCTGACCTGCAGATCGCCCAGCGCGGGGTAGATGTCCTTGTCCAAGTAGGTCGTGATCTTGTCGAGGGTTGACGCCGAACGCCCGTCGCGCTCCTTCTTTTCAAGCCAGGCAGTGGCCACGGCGCGGAAGGTGCTGGCGGTGGCGGCCTCCACGGCCTTCTTGACGGCCTGCTTGTGGTTGCCTGGGTCGATACCTTGCTCAAGCAGGGCGGATGCCTGTGAGGCTTTCTCCCTGGCGCGCTTGGCTGAATACTCCGGGTATCCGCCCAACCCCAGCCAGGTCCACTTCCCGTCAGCCACACGCTTGTAGCGGAACTCCCAGCGCTTGCGCCCATTGGGTGACACCACGAAGTAGATACGATCGATGCCGTACGTCTCGCGGTATTCCTTGGATTCGGGTTCAAGTGATGACAGGACGGTGTCGGCCAGGGGGCGGCGCTTGATGTCTGATCGCTTCAATTCTTGTATGGCCGAGTTCGTAATTTTGGCGAACATACATCACGCCATACACACATACAAGGAACATACACGAACAAATACAAACAAGCAGAAACAAGAAAGCCGGCGCAGTGGCCGGCTTTGCTGTGTTTTGGTTCATGTTTGAGCAACATGAAACCAATGGTTGGTGCCCCGAGGGAGACCCAAACCATCCAACAAATACGGGAGTTTTAAGCATGTTTCGATGGCACCCATACAAACGACCATACAGGGCGGTGTGCACTATGCCGTTTTGAAGGGTGAATATTGCCCCGCGCGGGCGGCGGGGCGAAGGGATTGTACTTACGCAGCGTGCCGGCTGTCAGCCTTTGATTTGATCCAGGCCTCAACCTCGGCTTTCACAAAGTGCGCGTGAGCCTGGCGGTGTGGTCCGTCCTTGATCGGCTTGGGAAAGGTCGAGTCCTTTGTACGGACCCGATGCAGTGTGGTGCGGCCGATGTTGAGCATGCGCATCACGTCCTTGGAGCCGATCAGTACGCGCTCGGTGGTGTCATTGGTCATGGGGTGTCCTTGCCGCGCTGGGCGGCAGAAGGTGGTTACAGGCGGATGCGTAAAACGCTAGGCTCTTCGTAGTTGCCGATTGCCTGCTCCATGAGGGCGTAGGTTTTCGGAGCGCTTTTGGCCTTGCACCAATCCATACCGGCCTCGTCGACGAAGGTTTGGCTGATCTCTGCCCAGTTGGCTGCCAAGCCAGCCCATGCAGGACTGCGCGACTTCATTTCCGGCATGCGCTCTTTCCACTCAGGGATCAGGTCCAGCAATAGGAGGCAGCGATTGAGGTCGTCAGGATCGTGCGGGTGATTCCAGCGATCCTTGTCAGCATTGCCCGTCATATGGCAGTAGATCGCCTTTGCGGACATGCCTACGCGGCCATTCAGAATCCATGCCTGGGCTCGTTCCGCCACGGTTTTATCGGACCCAGGCATGGAGGTGTCGTAGCCCACAGGGCACCCGGCCGCCTCAAGCGCTTTGACACACGCGTCTTCGAAGCCTTTCTGCTTAACCTTTCCCTGCATCAGCAGATTCATAACCGGGACTATTGCGTCCAGTTGGCGCTGATTCAGGATGTGACCTTTCAGTTCTACGGACATGCGGGTTCCTTGCCGCTATAGCGGCTGACTTTGAAGGGGGAGGGGTTACTTGGTGTTGAGGCGGGTTACTTCGTCGAGGCAGGCGTTCCAGCCAGTCACTACGCCATTGTGAATTTCGACCGGGGCTTTATGGCTCTCAGGCTTCTCCAGCGCCATGCGCTCAGGCATCACCACCACTACCGGCGCGGGCTGCTCGGCCAGTTTGGCCCTGTGCTGCCACGCATCGTGTGCAAGGCCGGTATCGCGCTGGTAATACAACCCAATGTCACAGAGGCGAAGGCTTACATCGCATTGAGTGCGAGCCCAGTCTTCAAACAGTTTGTTTTCCTTCGCCTGGTCATACGCCACCGGCTCGCCCTGGGGCTGGGCGGCTGGCGTAACAATCGGGTCGCCTAGCATTGGGAGCCAGCCAACCGGCGTGCCTTTTCCCTCTGTGAAGTGGTCATGAGACCAGCACCATCCAGCAAAGCGCCAAACGTCTTCACCATCGTTGTCGAAGTTGTTGGCGCCAATGGTTGGCGCCTGCTCCGCGTCCTCCGTCGAATGCTCTTCGAACTCAACCAGCAAGCGAACCATTGTTCCGTCAGTCGGGGCTGTTGCCATGTCGCGCCAGGCTGGGTCGTGATTCTCTTGCTCGCCGCACTTGGTGCAGACGATTAGATACTCACCGTCGTCAGTCCAGTCGTGGGCGCAAGGCACGCCGTCAATCGTTTGGTTTGTGGTCATGGCTTGCTCCATTTTGCTTTGTATTCGGCGATGAAGTCGGCAGGGAAACCAGACACCCATCCGCACTCACGGCACTTGAATTGCTCGCCGGTCCACGCCGTTCTCGGCATGCTGCAAGACTTGTTGTCGATGGCTCCGCCGCAATACGGCGAGTACCCCGGTCGAGTCATCAGGTTTTCACGAACGGTGCTCATAAATACCTCAGCAAATCAGTTGTGCCAGTGCCAGCAGGCACCAGCAGTAGGCGGGGAGTTGGGATTTCATGGCGCGCACTTCGGGCAAGACGGCTTGCCGCCAATCCCGAACAACTCTTCCGGCGTGTAATCGCCAGCTTCCAGCAGCGCCCGGTCTTCGGCTGAAACCGTGCAACACTCTGCTGGCTTGAGTGCGGAGATGATCAAGCGCAAACCTCGACGGGCGCTGTCTGCCAGCTCCACGTCGTAAACACTGACGGCGACATTCAGCGCCTTCAAGGCTAATTCAGCTTCCGGCACCAGGCTGCCAAGAGCGTCTTCCCGCTCATCCGCTGCGGTCAGGCGCTGTTGCAGGGCTGCGTTCTCCAAAAGTGTTCGGCCCAAGGTAGAACGGCGCCATTCATTCAAGCACCCGTTCGCTGTCGACAGCTTTTCCCGCAGCGCAGCCTCACGCCCCAGCGCCGCGTCACGCTCGGCGGTTACACGGTCGAAGTCGGCGCCAAGGTTGTAGCGAACCGATTCATGCCCGCATTCGCACGCATCCCACACATCGTCCTGACACCATTCACGGCCGTCGAGTAGGCCCTGCTCCTGGCAGAACGGGCCCAGGTAAATCACTTTTGGGTTATTTTCTTCGGACACGGTTATATCCTTGCCGGGCCATGCCCGGGCGGTGGAGTGGGGGAGTCACGACGGCATGTCACGCAATGCGAATATGCGCAGCCAGTTGCTCGTCGGTCATGCGGTCGGCGCCACGGATGAATCGGGAAATCAGGTCTTGCTCTTCTTTGATCCCGGTCCTGGCCATGACCCGTTTAAGCGCGGCGTCATCGTTGTGATAGAGCTTCGTGACGATCTGGCGAGACAGGAGGGCGGCTTCTTTTTCCGCCTTGGTCATCTTGTCCCGCTCTCGCTGGTCGCGTTTTCGTTCTGTGGGAGTCTTGGCCATGGCCTACCTCTTGCGGGCTATGC